TGAGAAGGGGGTGTTTTCGATTTGCATTTAAGTTCTCTTAGCTATTCTTGGGACGGCCTCGGGTAGCCGGGGTACGATTCTCAACCAGTTCCTTGATCGTCGGTTCCGTGTCCGGTCGCGACGGGAGCGAGGTCAGAGCGGGATTGGTCGTCGACTCGTGAGGGTCTGCCTCTTGAGTTACCTTACCACTCACAACTTCCAGACGCTTAAGACCGATCATCTGGGTAACGAACGAAGTCTCAAGAACTTCAATTTCCTTCTCGCCAATGTCAACGTTCTGCATTGCATCACGAAGTTCGAAGGGGCCGGTCGTCTTTACAGTAAGCTTTTCCATATTTCTTCTCCTGAAAAAGAAGGTCAGCCCTTGCTATGCAGAGGGGCTGACCATGTTCTTGTTACGCTGCGATATTGAGGATCGAGCGGGTGTCAGCGAAGATCAGGCGGTAGCCCTTGTTCACGGTGTGGAAGTACTTGACCTTCTGGTTCTCGATGTACTTCTCCGACTCTTCGATATCCGAAGCGTTCTCGACCAGCTCTTCAAGCGTGTCACCCTGCGAGAAGCCGAGCAACTGACCAGCAGTAGCTTCGGTCGACAGAGCAAACTTCACGTTGAAGTTGAAGCCGGGGTTCGCCTGCGAAATCTGGACGTTGCCCTTCGCGAGGTTCTCCGCAGGCGTGATGCCCGAGTTGGCATCAGGGATGGTAAACATCCGCTGCCACTGGAACCACATATCCCAGTTACCAACGACGGTATCAACCGGCGTGCCTGCACGGGCGCGTTCCACGAGGTAGGCCAGAAGAACCTCCCACGAGAGCTTGCCATTGGTCGGAGCCGTCAGACCCCAATCGGTTGCAATGGCCGACTGTGCACGAACCGGAGCCGCTGCGTGAGCAGGGTCACCATTCTTGAGCAGACGGTAAGCAGCGCCAACCTGACCACGCTCGACTTCACTACGCATACGCACGGCATACGGAGCGATCAGGTCAAGCGATGCACGGCGAGCGAACTCGTACGTCCATTCCATACCCGAACCGAACTTGAAGATTTTGACGTTGTAGTCGGTTGCCTTGATCGACCGCACCGGAATGCGGGCACCCTCAGCGACCATGCCATAACCCTGATAGTCCTCCTGCTTGTCGTCAACAACCGTGGTAATCATTTCATTACCATTGATGACGCGGCTCTGAGCGATTAGCGGCTCAACCGTTTCGAGGTTCGTCTGGCGGAACTTCCACTGGACGATATCGTCGATGACCGGTGCGAACAGCGCACGCACACCCGGATAGGTAGCGAACGAGTCAGCAGCAGCCTGCAGAACGACACCCTGATCATAGTCATCAGCGGTCGGCAGATTGAGGAATGCGCGTGCCGTCTGGTAACCGTCAAGGCCAGCTTCTGCATACATGCCATCGGGCGCAATTGCCAGACGCAGATAGTCAGGAAGATTCAGCCCAAGTTCCTTAGCCTTGCGGATAAGGCCCTGACCAGCAGCGACCGAGACGGCGCGGTTGGAGTCAGCCAGACCCAGCAACACTTCCGCTGCGGGCTTACGATTCTGGGAAAGTGTCAACAGATCCATTTAATTAACTCCTTAAAGCTTTTCAACAATGACGTAATCGCTACCCACAAACAGGGCAGTATTTCGGGGGTCGTTCACGGTGGCCACACCGGTCTTGACGAAACCGCCAACACCGTTAACCAGCGTCCCAACTACATGGTCACCAATGGCGACAGCAGCAGCCGACTTAGGCAGACGCTTAATGAACTTGCGCTCACAACCGACAACCTTCGTGCCTTCCTGTGCACGATCTTCGTACGTATAAATACGACCGTAGACCGAGTCACCTTCACCAGCGAGCTTAACTGCGCCAGCGACTGCAGGGTCGAGCGTTACGGCCTTACCGATGCACGAGGCATCAACCGTACCCGTGATGAAACGGGTGAACGTGAAGTCCTCAAAGCTGAACGCTTCAAGAACAATGGAATTGATATTCATCGAGGGCATCTAATTACTCCTTACTTCTTCGAGTTGGTCTTGAATGCGGACAGACGAGCTACCTCATCAGTCTTTACATCATCCTTGTGGGATGCATCCTGCGAAACGCCACCAATGGGGAGAGCCGAAAGATTAGCACGGTGTGCTTCGATACCAGCGAGAATGTCCGAAACCTTCTCAGGCACAGCAAGGTCAGTCTTACCAGCAATAGCCATCACAGCCACATACTGCTTCGTCAAATAATCGGTAGCTGCTGCAAGAGCAACTGCATCCTCGGTCGGAGCAACCTCTGCCTTGGCCGTAACAAGCTCTGCTTCAAGCTCGGTCACCCGAGTCTCTGCGGTCGTTGCGCGCGTAAGGTTAAGTGCTGCCGTATCATTAGCTGCCGTGAGCGCACCCTCAGCAACCATCTTCTCTGCGGTAGCCGTCGAGAGCTTCGCTACAAGTTCACTAATATCCACGTCGTTATCTCCTTGAGGGGTTGCAGAAGCGGTGATGTAAAGGTCATTCACATCGAATCCACTAGCAGCAAGCTTTTGAACATCGAGGCCCAACTTAGCGTTATCGTTCCCAATAATCTTGCTATTTGGTGCTGCACCACGGCTAACCGTGCTGAGTTCCATAAAATCTTCCAGACCATCCACCTTCGCGTGGACTCCAGCCTTACCG